GCTTTTTGTTTAGTAAGTTTATCGAGTCGATGGCGAAGATCTATGATACGAAACGCTGGAAAAAGCTTAGATTATACAAGTTATTCGAAGATCCGATTTGCCAGTACTGTAACAAATCAGCGGCTACGGAAGTCGATCATAGAATCGCAGTCGAGAATGGCGGCGATCCGTTCGAGTACGAAAATTTGATGTCGGCATGTAAAGCTTGCCATTCGCGTAAAACGTATTATGTTGAAATTCTCGGGCGAAAAACTATTCCGATCAAAGGCTGTACGGACAGCGGCGATCCGTTAGACCCGGATCACTGGTGGAACGATGGGACTACGAGGGCCGAGAGCGAAAAATAAACCCGCACCAAAAAGCCGTCTTCGCGATAAGTACGATAAAATCGAGTCGAAGCCGGAAGCAATAAAAGCCTTTCTCGAAGATCTTACGATTACCTCTGGAATAAAACTTGGCGAAAAGTTCGAAGTTTACGACTTTGAAGACGAAATTATCGACGCATGGTACTCGACCGACGAAGCCGGGCATCGTATCGTACGAACCGGACTTTTTACAGTCGGTCGTAAAAACGGGAAAACCGGTCTTATCTCCGGGCTTGTGCTTGCTCATCTCGTCGGACCGGTTCGCGAGCCGCGCGGTCAGATTGTTGTCGGTGCTACAGATCGCGATCAGAGCGCTATCGTTTTCAACGAAGTCGTTGCGTATATCGAGACGATACCCGAATACTCGGCTATTTGTAACGTCAAACGGCACGAAAAGAAAATCGAAAATCTCGAAAACGGCACTGAGTTTATCGCGCTGTCGAGCGACGCGAAGAAAGCACACGGGCTAAGTCCGTCGGTAGTAATACTCGACGAGTTAGCACAGTGGGGAACCGGCATCGGCCGCAAGCTTTACGATGCGCTCACTACAAGTCAGGGCGCTCGTAAAGAACCGCTGTTGATAATTATCGGTACTCAAAGCGCCGACGATCATTCGATTATGTCGAATTTAGTCGACTATACGAAAGCCGTAAATCGCGGCGATATCGATGATCCGACGTTTCGCGGTTTCGTTTACGAGATACCCGAAGATCTCGACGTATTCGACGAAGCAAACTGGCATCTTGCAAACCCGGCGCTCGATCTTTTCCGAAGTCGAGAAGATATGCGCTTGCTCGCAGAACGAGCGAAGAAAATTCCTACCCTCGAAGCTACTTTCCGCAATTTATTTTGCAATCAGCGAATCGACGCCGAAGAGCGCTGGCTACCGCCGGCAGAATGGAAACCCTGTATCGACGACACTATCGATCTCGACGCGCTCGTAGGCGAGTACTGCGTCGGCGGTCTCGATCTAAGTAGCGTACGAGACTTGACGGCGTTTGCGCTTTTCTGGCCCGAAAGCAACGTTCTAAACGTCTGGACGTTCTGTCCCGAAGAAAATCTATATCTACGGGAAGAGCGAGACCGCGTACCGTATACCGTATGGGCGAAGCAAGGCTATATAACGCCGACACCGGGAAGCGCGATAAATAAAAAATTCATCGGCTATCAACTCGAAGATCTTTGTATGAAATTCAAGCCGTCGTGTATTGCTTTCGACCGTTGGGGAATTGCCGAGCTTACTCAGACGATAAAGGAAGAGGGTATCGTACTTTCCGATAACGATGATATTTTCGTCGACTTCGGTCAAGGGTTTAAGTCAATGTCACCGGCGACGAAAGCTTTTGAAGCAAAAGTAATCGATCGAATACTGAGAACGCCACCGAATCCTGTGCTTACTTGGGCCGTATCGAATGCGGCCGTATCGCGCGACGCCGCCGACAATAAAAAGCTGAATAAAGATAAAAGTCGAGAACGGATCGATCCTGCTATCGCGGCAGTTATGGCTGTCGGTCAAGCCGTTATCAGCGAAGACGATGCTATTTCTTATACAGGACTTAAAACCGTGAGTGCATAACGATATGAACTGGCTTAAAAAAGCAATAATGACAATCGGATCGTACGCCGTTAAATTTGCCGGCGGCGTTGCTTTTAGCACTACCGACGCCGACTGGTATGCGCGTAACGGATACTACGAACTTTATTCGATGCTCGGCGGCGGCTCTCAATCGTGGTCGGGCGAAAACGTCAGTCTTACGTCGGCGCTCAATCATTCCGTCGTTTGGGCATGTAATCGAATAATCTCTGAATCTATCGGATTCATACCGGCGTTGCTCGTTCAAGAAGCTCGCGACGGAGACGTAAAAGAAGCTCGGACGCATCCGATGTATCGAGCGATGAAGTTCGCGCCAAACGATGAGCAATCGGCACAAAGCTTTACCGAGACGAAAACGAGTCACGTCGTTCTTGGCGGTAACGCGTACAGCGAGATCGTACGTAGAAGCAGTACCGGCGTAGCCATAGAACTTCGCCTGCTGTTGCCTGAGAATGTAAAAGTCGACCGCGATAACCGCCAGCGACTCGTATATGTCGTAAAAGACAAGAACCAACCCGACAGAACGTTTACTGTCGAGCCGGGAAAGAATCACGAGATATTTCATCTCCGCGGTCTCGGTTGGGACGGTATACGCGGCTATAACGTCATTACGATGGCGCGGCAGTCTATCGGATCTGCGATTGCGGCAGAAAAGAACGTTGCGAAGTTTTTTAAAGGCGGCGGGCGTATACCGTATTTACTACAGCTTTCGAAGAACTTTAAAAACAAAGAAGATTTCGACAAATTTCGCCACGACTGGGAAGAGGTCTACAGTGACTCGGAGCGCGTACCGATTCTCGAACCTTGGCTGACGTACGAAAAAATCGGAATGACGATGGCCGACGCACAGATGCTCGAATCGCGCCAATTTTCAATCCCGGAAATCTGCCGATGGTTCTCGATCAGCCCGCATCTTGTCGGCGATCTTTCGCGCGCGACGTTTTCGAATATAGAGCATTTATTCATACAGTTTTTACAGATGACGTTACAGGCGTGGATAAACCGCTGGCAACAAGATTACTGGCGATGCGTTCTTACGCGCGAAGAAAAGGCCGCCGGGTATCAACTCGTACACGATACGTTCGAGTTGCTGCGCGGAGACTTTAAGACTCGGATGGAAGGTTACGCGAGCGCGCTACAGAACGGGCACAAGAACATCGACGAAGTACGCAAGCTCGAACGATTGAATAAACTTCCTAACGGCGCAGGCACGCATCACCACATTCAGCTTAATATGCAGGACGTCGAAAAAATCGGCGACGAAGTAACCGCCGGAAACGTACCGAAAGGAATCAGGAGAATAAAATAATGGCTATTAAAAATAAAACCGATTACTTGAAACTCGAAATAAAAGAAGTTTCTGACGCCGGCACGTTCGAAGGTCTTCTATCTCCGTACGGTAACGTCGACGACGGTCTCGACGTCGTAGAGCCGGGAGCATATACGAAGACGCTTCAAGAACACGGTAACGTCGTACCGTTGCTGTGGCAACATCAAAAAGACAATCCTATCGGAAGCCTCGAACTCGAAGACCGTAAAGACGGACTCTACTGTAAAGGCACGCTATTAATGGAAGATCCGACGGCGAAAAAAGCTTATCTTTTCCTCAAGGCGCGAATCATCAAAGGGCTTTCTATCGGCTATAACGCAGTCAAAGATTCTATCGAAGGCGGCGTACGTCATCTGAAAGAGATTCGGCTTTTCGAAGGTTCCGTCGTAACGTTTCCGATGAATCAAGAAGCCGTCGTAACGTTCGTAAAAAACTCCGGCGGAACGAAAGCGGAATTTGCCGACGAGCTTGAAAAAATTCAGATACTTTCTTCTTACTATCAAATGCTTGATGCGCTCGGTCGGTCGCTGTCGTCTATCGTATGGTCGGAAGACTCGAAAGAAGAGAAACTAACGATGGCTACGACTACGCTTGATCAGTTCTCTTCGGCGTTCGCGGCGTTCTTTCCTGTTTATCTCGATACGCTCGAAGCCGTATACGGTCCGTCGGAGACTTGGGCCGCCGACATAGACGAAGAAACGAAGCGAGCAATTACAAACGGATTT